CACGCCAGACGCTGATCAACGACGACCTTGATGCCTTCACCCGCGTACCCGCTGCCTTCGGTGCTTCTGCAGCCGATCTGGAATCGGACATAGTCTATTCGATCCTGATGCAGAACCCAGCGATGGGCGACAGCGTGGCTCTGTTCGATGCTGCCCACGGCAACGTCGGCACCGCTTCGGTGATCGGTGAAACCTCGCTTTCGGATGCCTACCGCAAGTTTGCGCAGCAGACCGGGATTGAGGGTCGCAAGATCAGCATCCTGCCGCAGTACATCATCGTGCCGCCCGGGAACCGCTCGGTCGAGGCCCGCAAGCAGGTGACCGCGACCACGCCCTCGAGCACCGCCGATGTGAACCCGTACGCGGGCCGCATGCAGGTGATCGAGGAACCGCGCCTCATTCCGGCCAGTGGTCAGGACCCTTGGTTCCTCGCTGCTGATCCTTCGCGCATCGACACGGTGGAATACGCTTACCTCGACGGACAGGAAGGCGTCTTCACCGAAACCCGGATGGGCTTCGAGGTCGACGGCATGGAGATCAAGGCGCGTCACGACTTCGCGGCCAAAGCGATCGACTGGCGCGGCATGTACAAGAACGCGGGCGCCGCCCCCGCCTAAACCACGATTGATGCTGGGCCTCAATCGGGGCCCGGCAAACCACCACACTCAGCGGGAGAAACCCCATGAAAAACTTTGTAGCGGCGGGCGATACGCTCACCATCACTGCCGGTGCCGACATTGCGTCGGGCGCTGGTGTCCTCGTCGGCAGCCTGTTCGGCGTAGCGGCGGGATCAATCGCCAATGGCGCGCAGGGCGTGATCAACCTGACCGGCGTCTATGATCTGCCCAAGGTGCCCAGCCAAGCGTGGACGGTGGGCGCTTTGGTCTATTGGACCGGCACCGCCTGCACGGCCACGGCTGGCAGCAATAAGCTGATCGGCGTGGCTGTTGCACCGGTCGGCGGGACCGCAGGCGACACCATCGGTCGCGTGCGCCTTAACGGCGCTGGCGTGACGGCCTGATCATGAACGCCTTCGCCGCTTCCATTGACCTCCTGTTCGAGGATCCGAACATGGCTGTTGACGCTCTCCACAGGGCGAGCGGCGCAGGCTCCGGCACGCCCGTGCGCGTGATCCGGAAGGCGCCTGACCAGCTGGCCAACTTTGGCGACAGCCGCTTTGTGACGGACACTCTGACCCTCGACTTGCGCGTCTCGGAGGTGCCAGCGCTTGCAAAGGGCGACACGCTCGAGATTGCAGGTGAGCTCTTTGAGGTGCGCTCCGAGCCTGTGCGTGATCGCGAGCGCTTGGTCTGGTCGGTCGAGGGGCGCACGCTGTGAGGGTTGGCCTCAACATTGTCGGCAACATCGTTGAGCAAATGCGCGAGGTCAGCGCTGATGGCGAGCGCGCAGTTTCCCGCGCAATGGCGGAGGCTGGAACAGGTCTCAAGAATGACTGGCGCGGACAAATCCTCGGCGCTGGGCTGGGCACGCGCCTCGCCCGCACCATCCGCTCGGCGGTCTATCCCAAGGGCATGGACTCGCTGAACGCGGCGACGATGGTCTGGACAAACGCACCAAAGGCAATTGGCGCTTTCGAGCGCGGCGCGCTGATCCGGTCCAAGAACGGCTTCTATCTCGCGATCCCCACGCCCGCAGCGGGTGCCAAGGGCGTCGGAAACAAGCGGATCACGCCGGGCGGCTGGGAGCAGCGGACCGGCCTGCGGCTGCGCTTTATCTATCGCCGCGGCGCGCCGAGCCTGTTGGTCGCGGAATCGCGCCTCAACACCAAGGGCCGCGCGGTGGCCTCCCGGTCCAAGACCGGCCGGGGCGTCGCGACGGTTCCGATCTTCATCCTCGTGCCGCAGGTCAATCTGCGCAAGCGGCTCGACCTCGCCCGCGACGGCGAAGCCTGGGCGAACCGTGTGCCGGGCCTGATCGTCTCGAACTGGAAGGAAGGCACCTGATGCCCAGCAAGAGCGAAGCCGTTCTGCAGGCGCTGAACGCCGCGCTGGCGACGACTCTGCCCACAGGGGCCAAGCTGCTGCGCAACGCGGTGCTGCCCGAGCGGGTGCCTGCAAACGGGATCATGATACTGCGCGATGGAAGCCCAGGCACGCCGGAGGCGCTCATGTCGCCGCCGCTCTACGTCTACGACCACCGCGCCGAGGTCGATGTGGTGGTTGAAGGAACGGAGGCCGCGCGGGAGGCCGCTTTCGACGCTCTAAAGCTGGCTATCCACGCGGCCATCGATGCGGACCGCACTCTGGGTGGTCTTTGCGATTACGCGATCGGGGAGGCACCTGCTCCGATCAATCTGGCCATTGAGGGAGCCGAAGGCTTCAAGGCCGCGACCATCCCGGTCGTCCTCACTTACGGGACCCCCGATCCCCTTCTCTGACCCACGAAAGGAACACAGGACATGGCACGCGCACAAGGAGCGCGGGCGCAGATGGCGCTCGCCTACGAATCCGTCTACGGCACGCCGCCCGCGAGCGGTTATACAAAGATGCCCTTCGCCAGCGCGACGCTTGGCGCGGAGCAACCACTGCTCGAGTCGGAGCTGCTCGGCTATGGCCGGGATCCTCTAGCGCCGATCAAGGACGCGCTGACCGCCGATGGCGACGTGGTGGTCCCGATTGATGCGATCGGCTTTGGCTACTGGCTGAAGGCGGCGTTTGGCGATCCGACCACGACCGGCGCGGAGGCTCCCTACAGCCACGAGTTCCGCTCGGGCAGCTGGACCCTTCCAAGCCTCGCCATCGAGATTGGCATGCCAGAAGTGCCGCGCTTTGCGATGTACGCAGGCTGCGTGGTGGATCAGCTGTCCTGGCAGATGCAGCGCTCCGGCCTGCTGACCGCCTCCGTCAGCCTCATTGCCCAGGGCGAGACCCCGGCAACCACCACCAGCGCAGGCACACCTGCGGAGATCGCGTTGCAGCGGTTTGGCCATTTCAACGGCTCGATCAAGCGCGACGGCGTGGCCCTTGGCAACGTGGTCTCGACCCAGATCACCTATGCCAACAACCTCGACCGCATCGAGACGATCCGCGCCGACGGGATGATCGACGGGGCCGATCCCTCCATGGCAATGCTCTCGGGCAGCATGGAGGTCCGCTTTTCCGACACCACCCTGATGGATCAGGCGATCAATGGCGACGACTGCGCGCTTGAATTCGCCTACACCCTCGCCAGTGGCGAGGGCCTGACCTTCACCGCACATTCCGTTTACCTCCCGCGCCCGCGCGTCGAGATCGGCGGTCCGCAGGGCGTGCAAGCGACCTTCGACTGGCAGGCAGCAAAGGACAGCATCGTCGGGCGCATGTGCACCGTCGAGCTCATCAACGACGTGGTGGATTACTGATCATGCTCAAACTTGACCTCTCGAACGCGCCGCGCTGGCTTGATCTCGCCGCTGGCGTGCGGGTGCGACTGCTCCCGCTCACCACCGCCCTGATGGTGACGACCCGAAACGATCCGACCATCGAGGCCCTTCCCGAAGGCGCGACGAACGAGGATCGCGCCCTGGTCTTCGCCAAGGCTCTGGCGCGGCGCGCCGTGCTGGAATGGGAAGGAGTCGGCGACGAGGACGGCGAGACGCTCGACATCTCTCCGGAAGGCATCGACGCCCTGCTCGATATTTGGCCGATCTTCGAGGCGTTCCAAGGGGGCTACGTCGCAAAGGCGCTGATTCTGGAACAGGAAAAAAACGTCTCCGCGCTCTCGCTGACTGGCACTTCAGCGGGGGCGACCGGTACTGCGAAGCCTGCCAAGGCCCGTGCCCGGAGTGCCCGGCGAGATTGAACAGGCCATGGACGTTCGAGGGCGTGCAGGTCTGGGACCTGGTTGGACGCCTCGGCGGCCAGCTGCGCGCCACAAAGCAGACAATCCTCGGGTGGGACATGGGTGCTGCGCTCGCAATGGCGCGTGCCCTTGGCATCAACGGCCTCGTGGCGATGGAACTGCTGCCCGAAATCGAGGCGGTGATGGTTAAACGAGTCAACGAACGGATCGGAGATTAGCATGAGTGAAAAGCGCGTGTTCGTGCGCCTCGCCGCCGTGGGTGGACGACAGGTAAAGGCGGAGCTGACCGGCATTGGCGACGCCGGTGCCCGCGGGCTCGGTCGGCTATCGCGTGAGGTCGATGTGGCGAACGCGCGCCTTGCTGCCTTCACCCGCCGCGCCACGATCGCAGCCGCCGCTGCAGGTGCAGCTGTGGTGGCAGCCGGTGCTGCGATGATCCGCTCCGGACTGCAGACCATCGACCAAACCGCAAAGCTGGCGCAGTCGCTGGATACCACCGTCGAAAGCTTGCAGGTGCTGGAGCGCGCCGCTGACCTCTCGGGCGTCTCCATGGGCAATGTCGAGCAGGCCACGGTGCAGCTGACACGACGGCTCAGCCAGGCTGCCGCCGGTGCGGGTCCTGCCGTCGATGCCCTCGACCGCCTTGGTCTGTCGGTCAGCGAGTTGCAAAACCTGCCGCTCGATCAGCGCATCGCTTTGATCCAGGACCGGCTGGCGGAGTTCGTGCCGGAGGCCGAGCGCGCTGCTGTCGCCTCGCAGCTCTTTGGCGATCGCGCAGCCCTCGTGTTCACGCGCATTGATACCGCAACGCTGCGCCAGGCCACCGCCGATGTGAATGATTTTGGCATCGTCGTCTCCGAACAGGACGCGGATCAGATCGAGCGCACCAACGATGCAATTTCCCGCCTCGGTCTGATCTGGCGCGGTGTCTCGAACCAGCTGGCGGTGGCCGCAGCGCCTGCGCTTGAGGTGGTGGCAGATGCTCTGGCAGCCATGGCGCGCACCAGCGGCCCACTTGGGGTGGCCATCAAGGGCCTGTTTGAGAACATCGGGCGGCTGACCACCTACGCTGTGACCTTTGCAGGCGTTATGGCGGGCCGATGGTTGGCAGGGCTTGTGGCCGCGACATTCTCGGTCAGTGGCCTGGTGACCGGTCTGGTCTTCCTGCGGGCCGCGTTGATCCGCACCGGCATCGGCGCGCTGATCGTCGGCGCGGGCGAGCTGGTCTATCAGTTCACCCGCCTTGTCACCGGTGCGGGTGGGTTCGGCAACGCCATGGACCTGCTGAAAGACGTGGCGGTCGAGGTCTGGGACCGGGTGTCGCTCAGCGCGGACGCGGCTTGGGCGCGTGTGGAATCCGGTTGGGCCACGGCGCAGGCTGGTATTTACGAAGGGCTGCAATCGGCCACAGAGGCGGTGGTCGTCTGGGCAAACAGCACCGCCAACACATTTGAGGGTACTTTTCTTGCCGTGCAGGCAATCTGGGGCGCGCTGCCAGACGTGTTCAGCAGGATCGGAGCGCTTGCGGTCAACGGTCTGATCGAGGTGATGGAGACCGGCATTGCGGGCATTACCGAGGCGGTCAACGCCGTTTTGACATTGGGCGGTCGGCGTCCCGAATGGGCCATTGAGGCGCCCGACCTTACCGCATGGAAATCCGTTGTCCCTGAAGCAGTCAATCTTGGTGGTCGCGCCGCAGAAGCCTTCGGCAGCGCATTCTCTGACACTCCCTTCCAAGCGCCGGATCTGTTCGGCGGCATGGCGGACGATGCGCGCGGCCGGGCATCTGGGTATTCCGAGGCAGCAGGCATGCTCTCGGACGCAGCCTCGCGGCCCATGGCGGCATGGCAGGCACTGAAGGATGCGGTTTCTGGCGCGAGCGATGAAGGTGCGGCGGCACTTGAAAGCGCTGGAACCTCGGCGGATCGGTTCAACGATGCATTGGAGGACACCAAAGAGCAGGCCGGGCGCGCAGGCGGGGCGGCAAAAAAGGCAGGTGAGGACGCAGCCAAGGGTGCAGAAGCAGCAGCCACCGGGTGGCAGGCGGTTGTAAACGCGGTCAGCGAATATGCCGACAAAGCCCGCGATGTGGGCGCGGACATCGGCAACGTGCTCGTGAGCGCGTTTCAAAGCGCGGAAGACGCGATCGGCAATTTCGTGAAGACCGGCAAGCTGGATTTCAAAGGCCTGGTCACATCGATGATTGCGGACCTCGCCAAGCTCGGGGCGCGCAAGTTTATCCTCGGCCCGATCGCCAATGCACTCTCTGGCGCGCTCGGCAACCTCGGCGGCATGTTTGCCGGTGTCTTCCACTCGGGCGGCATGGTCGGTGGCGCTGCCTCCTCCCGCATGGTCCCGGCCATGGCCTTCGCCAACGCGCCCCGGATGCACGAGGGCGGTTGGGCCGGTCTGAAATCGGACGAGGTCCCGGCAATCCTGCAGCGCGGCGAGCGCGTGCTCTCCCGGCGTGAGGCGCGTGGCTACGGCGGCGGTGGCGGCGTCACGGTCAACATCAACGCGCGCGACGTCGAGAGCTTCCGGCAGAGCCGCACACAGGTCGCGGCCGATATCGCTCGCGCGGTCTCCATGGGCCGGAGGGGCATGTAATGGCGTTTCACGAAGTTCGGTTCCCCGACAACATCAGCCGGGGCGCTCGGGGCGGGCCCCAGCGCCGCACGCAGATCGTAGAGCTGGCGTCTGGGCGCGAGGAACGCAACGCTTCCTGGTCCGCCTCCCGCCGCCGCTACGACGTCTCCTACGGGATCCGGCGCGCGGACGACCTGCACGCGGTGGTCGAGTTCTTTGAGGCGCGCCTTGGGCGGCTCTACGGCTTCCGGTTCAAGGACTGGGCCGACTACAAGAGCAGCCTACCCTCGCGCGCCGTCTCGGACGAGGATCAGCTGCTCAACACGGGCACCGGGGCGCTGACCACCTTCCAGCTGCGCAAGCGCTACGGCACAGACGAGCATTACTGGTGGCGGACCATCCAGAAGCCGGTCGAAGGCACGGTGCGCGTCGCCGTGGGCGGCGTTGAGCAGTTCTCGGGCTGGTCGGTAAATGTCACAACCGGGCTCGTCACCTTCTCGTCACCGCCAGCGCTGGGCGCTGCCGTGACGGCGGGCTTCGAATTTGACGCGCCGGTGCGCTTCGATTCGGACCTGATGGACGTCACGCTCGACATCGAGCGCCTCGGATCGATCACCTCGATCCCCCTTATCGAAATCCGCTGAGCGGGCAGCGCTCACCATCTGTATCACCTGCCGCCCGACCAGGGCGGCGGGCTTAAAGCTCTTGGAGGCACCATGACTACCGACACCCTTCGCCAAGTCTTCGGCACCCTGCGCACGCCGAACGGATCGCCGTTCCCCAACAAGTCCCTGAAGTGGTTTCGCGAACGCCGCACGACCGTGGCGCAAGGTTCCTCCGTGGTGCTGGACGATCCGTTCATCGTAACGACCGACGCCGAAGGCGACATCAACACTGCGGTGATGGCTGGTTCGTATCTCGTAATGGCGCCTCTCGCCGACGCGGACCGTTACTTCCGCGTGGTGGTTCCGGATCAAGTGGGGCCTTTTGACATTTCCAGCCTGATCGACGGGCCGATTATCGAGCCAGACGATCTCACGCAGTTCGAAGCACTCGTTGCCAAGGCAAAGGCATGGGCAAATGCGCCGGAAAACAGCATGGTCGAGGGCGGGGAGTTCTCGGCAAAGCACTACGCCACCAAGGCCGTGACGGCTTTGGACTCTGCCTTGGCAGACGCCGCGCAAGAAGTGCTTAACGCCCAATTGGCAAGAGCAGGGGCTGAAAGCGCCGAGATAGGAGCCCAAGCCGCCCGCGATGCAGCTTTTGTCAATGCCGACGTTTTTGTGGACACGGCGGCGGGGCTTGCTGGCACATCCGAGGGCTATCAGTTCCTTGTAGTGGAGGGGGACGAGATCGTTCGATACAGCCATGACACAGGCCCGGTAGCCACGGAGGTTGCTCGGTATCCATCTGCTTCGGTGGTGGATGAAAAAGCTAGCGGGACTTTTGTATCCAATTTCGCCGCCATGTTGCAGCGAGAAGACCGCACTAACGAAGCCCGTGCGGTGCGCAGTAGCGTATCGCCGGAGGAGTGGGCGTCTGACCGCCTTGTGACCATGTTCCGCAGTCACGGAGGCAATGAAGCAAACCGGGTCCACTACCTGAACACCGTCGGCGCATTTGCAACGTCCGGCACCGTCGCGCGTGTCCGTGGCGCAGGCGCCGACTTGGTGTCGAATGGACTGGGGGCCACCACGCTAAGCAGCCGCGCCGAGGCTCTCCCTGACCCTGTTACGGGCATTGGCATCACCGGCATCAGTCACCTGCGACTGAACACCGGCGGGGTGTTTGCTATCTCGGCGGACGGTGACTTTGACGACCGGGTTTTGAACGTGTCCAGGTGCGCCATTGTGGCGAAGCTTTCGCCGCTGTGCAGCAACGGACAGGACGTGCCGATTGTGTCGTCGGCGACCGGCGAAATCGGCATCACGCGGGCAAGCAACAGCCAGTATCGCGCCTATGTCCAGAAGACTGTTGGTGCTGACACTATTCGATGGGAGACAGGCGACCTCTCTCCCAATCCCAGCTCGGCCTCTATCCGGCCTGTGATCGCCATCTCATTCGACGGTTTCGCATTGCCATCCGGCAAAGTGTCGGGCCGGTATGAAGGCGATGAAATCGCCTTTTCCCTCGTCCAGCAGTACAACTCCGTAAATCCGTCTGGCTTGTTCGACTCCGGGGAAAGCCTCGCGATTGGCAGCGATGATACAGGCAATACCAAGCAGCTTGACCTGTTTACCCTCGCACTCTGGGCAGACCCGGAAATTGAAGAGTTGCGATATGCTTCTGAGTGGGCGTCGGACGTTGACCGTAAAACGTTTCTCAACAACAAGCGTGACCGGTTGTTCATTCCGATCGAGACCTATGGCCCCAACGGGCAGCCCGCTGCCAACCGGGTCATAACGCGGTCTGGAACCGCATCGGCCGGAACAGCTGCCTACATCGGGCCTGATCCCGATGCCTTGCTGACCATTGTGGACGGCGACTTGCCGACCATCGCGGCACCGGCAGACCCCAACGTGTCGCCTTGGACGACTGCCTTGGACGATGACCTGCCGTATGCGTGGACGGCTTCGGGGCGGTGGGTGCAAGACTACCGCTACCCAGGTGACACAACCCGGATGGTGATGGTGACGGGCTCCGCACGCATCACGGGACGGGACGGCAGCGGGAACGCCACGGGACTGGAGCGATACGCGGGGCTATTTAAAAGTTCTGATGGCGGGCTCAACGCGACGCCGGTTGCCGTCGCTTCGGACGGCGGCACACCCTATCACGCATTCGAGGCCGGTGTTGCTGCGGGCGCGGTCAACAACCTCGTGCTGCCGGGTCGCACCTTCGTGCAGTGGGTCGAGTATTTGCCGGAGCCACAGAACATGTGGCTGGAGAACGAATGGAACGCCGCTGCTTGGGTCGACGTTCGATATGTCGTCATGACGGAAGTGCTGGATGGCAGCGGAATCCGCGCCGGGCTGCTGGTCTGCGACCAGATCGAGGACCCCAGCCGGTGGTTTAAGGTTCCTGTGGAGATCGTTCCGTCAGGCTTTGCCCGCAGCGACCGGGAGTTTGGAAACCAAACAGGCACCTTTAATCCAGAAATGGTGGACGGCTTCTGGGAGTTGAAGTGCATCACATGGAACAGGTACGACGGCTACTTTTACGCGGTTATTCGCCCGAATGGTCTTGGCTGGTCGGGGCTTAACGGAGGCCAGAGGGAAGTCCGTCAGCACTGGATTTGCCGCGCCGCGCATCCGGGGATTAACGGCCTTCGTCGCTGGGACACCCAAACGGCCATGCCGCTGACGCCGCGCCCCAACTGGGCTTATCACAGCTACATCGTGAGTATCGTGGACGTCGGTGAGGGCTGCTTTGCGATGGTGTCGAGCGACTACCTTAGCCCGCACCTGAACGGCACCACGTCTGCGCTGGTTGAGCCAACGGGCGATGCCTCGCGGCACAATAAGAGCCAGTTCTCGATCTGGACCTGCAGTGCGCTTGGGCAGGAATACTTCCGGCTCGTGAACCCCCTGATCGTGGACACGCCTTCAAGCGACTGGTGCAGCGGCTTTTTGCATCAGGGCTACGTCGAGCCCAACAACGGGCGGCTGTTCTGGTGGGGACTGAACGGCCAGCACGGTGGCGGCAGTTACATCGGGCCGCAGGACTATCGGGGCGGCGCGGTCAGTATCAACATGGCCACGCTGCGCGGCCTCGCTGGGCGGGGAGCAAAGCCAAACATGGTAGCCGACCCCGAAGGCACCGTTGTCGTGCGACAGAGCCTGCCCTTCTACGCTGGCGACTACGATTTTCTGCAGCTTGTCGCAGAGACGGCGCCGATGGGGTCCGCGCGTGTCCGCCTCATTGACCCGGAGACCCGCGAGACTATTCCCGGCTACGGCTACGCAGGCGCCGGTTTCGTCGATGGCGGCGTGTATGACTGGCGTGCAGTTTGGGACTTTGAGCCGCGGACCAAGGTCAGAAAGGCCGCAAGGTGGGCGCTGCCCGACCGCATGGTGATCGCCGAGATTGAAACCCGCAGCGTCACCGGGATGGGAGCGACTAAGATTGCAGGGCTTTATGCGCGCAGATTCAGGTCTGTCAAATGAAGCAACTTGAAGACTTACAGGCCCATTTAGCCTCAGGTGCCACCACGCTCTCTTGGTGCTGGCGGATCACGCGCGCCGACGGGGAGGTGCTAGGCTTCACAGAACACGACCGCCCTCTGACCTTCGACGGCACAATTTTCGAGCCGGAGAGCGGCCTCGTCGCCTCCGAGGTCCGCTCCGGCTCCGATCTGTCGGTCGATGCCCAAGACGCCGAGGGCGTCCTGTCCTCGGACCGGATCACCGAGACCGATATTCTTGACGGGCGCTGGGACAACGCGGCTGTCGAGGTCTGGCGCGTGAACTGGCAGGACACCTCACAGCGGGTGCTGATGCGGCGCGGTGCAATCGGGCAGATCAGGCGCGGGCGGCTGGCCTTCGTGGCCGAGGTCCGCAGCATGGCGCATGTGCTCGGCCAGACGGTCGGGCGCACCTTCCAGTCATCCTGCGACGCGGCGCTGGGCGACGCACGCTGCGGTATCAACCTCGAGGCGGCAGCTTTTAAGGGCACCGGCTCAGTGACGGACCTGCTGCGCGACCGCGCCTTCCTCGCCTCTGGCATCGGCACCTTCGCCGATGGCTGGTTCTCGAGCGGCACGGTCGAGTGGACGTCCGGGGCAAACGACGGGCGCTTGGCGGAGATCATGCTGCACGAGGTCTCGAGCGGCATCGTGACGGTGACCCTGCTCGAGGCACCGGTGCGGCCGATTACGGCGAGCGACGCCTTCGTGATCCGCGCGGGCTGCGACAAGCGCGCGGAGACCTGCCGGGAGAAGTTCGCCAACATCGTCAACTTCCGGGGCTTCCCGCACATCCCCGGCCAAGACGCCATCATCCGATACGCCACCAAGGACGGTGGGCACGAGGGCAATGTTCTATGACCACCGAAACTCGACGCAGCGCGCCGCGCCCGGCCAATCCGGACGCGGTGGTGGCGGCCGCGCGCGCATGGCTCGGCACGCCCTACCACGACCAGGCGAGCCTCAAAGGCGTGGGCTGCGACTGCCTCGGGCTGGCCCGGGGCGTCTGGCGCGACGTGGTGGGCGCGGAGCCGGTGCCGGTGCCGCCCTACAGCCGCGACTGGGGCGAGACCGGGCGGCGCGAGGTGCTCTTCGAAGGTGCCGCGCAAGCCATGATCGGGATCCCGGTCGAGAGCGCCGGGCCCGGCGACATGATCCTTTTTCGGATGCGCCGGGGCGCCATCGCCAAGCACGTCGGGATCATCACCGCCCCTGACCGCTTCGTGCACTCCTACGACCGCCTTGGCGTGATCGAGGAACCGCTCACCGATGCCTGGCGGCGACGCATCGCATTCGCCTTCCGTTTCCCACGCCCCAAGCGCGTCCGCAGAAAGAACCCCTGAAGCATGGCCACTCTTGTCCTCGGAGCCGTGGGTGCCGCCCTCGGCGGCTCCTTCATTTCCGGCACCTTCCTTGGGCTGACCGGCGCGGCTATCGGCGGCTTTGTCGGCTCCACCATCGGCTCGGTGGTGGACAGCTGGATCGTGTCGTCGCTGATGCCGGGGCAGCGGATGGAGGGCGCGCGGCTGGACAGCCTGCGGATCACGTCCTCGACCGAGGGCGCAATCCTGCCGCGACTCTACGGGCGCATGCGGATGGGCGGCAACGTGATCTGGGCGACAGACTTTCGCGAGGAAACCCGCACGACCACCCAAGGCGGCGGCAAGGTCACCACGACGGAGTATCTTTACTTCGCCAGCTTCGCCGTCGCGATCTGCGAGGGACCGATCAGCGGAATTGGCCGCATGTGGGCCGACGGCAAGCCTATGGACATGGAGGGCGTGGTCTGGCGCTGGTACGCTGGCGACGAGGGCCAGCTGCCCGACACCTTCATCTCGGCCAAGATGGGCGCGTCCGCGACGCCTGCCTATCGGGGCACCGCCTACATCGTGTTCGAAGAACTGGCGCTCGAGAAGTTCGGCAACCGCCTGCCGCAGCTGTCCTTCGAGGTGTTCCGCCCGCTCGCCGATCCCGACACCGCCGAGGGACTGACCAAGGCGGTGACGATCATCCCGGCTTCGGGCGAGTTCAGCTACGCCACGCAGATCGTCCGGAAGAGCGAGGGCTCGACCACCACAGCGGAGAACGCGAACGCTCTGGCCAACACTGCGGACTTCGTGGTCGCGATGGACCGCCTTCAGGCGCAGGCTCCTGAGGTCGAGAGCGCCTCGCTCGTCGTCGCATGGTTCGGGGACGACCTGCGCGCCGGGAATTGCAAGGTGCGCCCGGGCGTGGAGGTGGCCAGCAAGAGCACGACACCCGCTTGGTCGGTCAACGGGGTGGCGCGCGCGAGCGCCTACCTCGTGAGCCGCGACAGCGAGAACCGCCCGGTCTACGGCGGCACCCCAAGCGACCTCTCGGTGGCGCAGGCCATTCAGGAGCTGAAGGCGCGCGGCCTGCGCGTGACGTTCTATCCGTTCATCCTGATGGACGTGCCCTCGGGCAACACGCTGCCGAACCCATACAGCGACAACGCCGCGAGCGCTGGGCAGCCGGCCTTCCCTTGGCGCGGGCGGATCACCTGCAGCCCGGCCGCGGGCTTCACGGGGACGGTCGACAAGACCGCAACGGCGGCGGCGCAGGTGGCGGCGCTGTTCGGTTCGGCCACGCCCGCCAGCTTCTCGGTCTCGGGAACGACCGTCACCTTCACCGGCTCCGCAGGCGAGTGGAGCCTGCGCCGGATGATCCTGCATTACGCACACCTCTGCGCGGCGGCCGGAGGTGTGGATGCGTTCATCATCGGCTCGGAGATGCGCGGCTTGACGCAGGTCCGGTCGGCGGCTGGGACCTATCCGTCAGTCCAGCAGCTGCGCGACCTTGCGGCAGACGTCCGCTCGATCCTGGGCGCGGGCACGAAAATTAGCTACGCCGCCGACTGGTCGGAGTATTTCGGCCACCACCCGGACGACGGCAGCAGCGACGTATACTTCCACCTCGACCCGCTCTGGGCGGACGCGAACATCAACTTTGTCGGCATTGATAACTACATGCCGCTGTCCGACTGGCGGGACGGCTTCGAGCACCTCGACGCCCAAGAGTGGCCGGTGATCTACGACCGCGGCTACCTGCAGTCCAACATCGAGGGCGGAGAAGGCTTCGACTGGTTCTACGCCAGCACCGCCGACCGGGCCGAGCAGGACCGCACCGCGATCAGTGACGGCGCGGCGGGCAAGCCGTGGGTCTTCCGCAACAAGGACCTGCGGAGCTGGTGGAGCAACCAGCACTTCAACCGGCCGGGCGGCGTCGAGAGCGGCACGCCCACCGCGTGGGTGCCGCAGTCCAAGCCCTTCTGGTTCACCGAGTTCGGATGCCCGGCCGTCGACCGGGGCTCCAACCAGCCGAAGGTGTTCTATGATCCGAAGTCCTCCGAAAGCTTCGTGCCCTACTTTTCTCGAGGCTGGCGCGACGACTCCATCCAGCGCGCCTATCTCGAGGCGACGCTCGACCATTGGGGCAAGCCCGCGAACAACCCGGTCTCGAGCGTCTACGGCGACCGGATGATCCGGATCCCGGAGTGCGCGGCTTGGACGTGGGACGCGCGCCCCTATCCGTTCTTCCCCGGGCTGCAGGACGTCTGGACCGATGGGGCCAACTGGCGTCTCGGGCACTGGCTGACCGGGCGGCTGGGTGCTGTCTCGCTGCAGGCTCTGGTGCGCGCCCTCTGCCTGCGCGCTGGGATGCCCGAGGAACGCATTGACGTCAGCGGTCTCTGGGGCGCGGTCGAGGGCTATGTGATCAGCGCGCTGGAATCGCCCCGCACTTCGATCACGACGCTCGCCCGGCACTTCGGCTTCGACGCCATCGAGAGCGAAGGCATCATCCGCTTTCTGATGCGCGGCCGCGCGCCGGTGGTGACGATCACCCCCGACGACATGGTGGCGGCGCAGAATGAGAACGGCGAGGTGCTTGAGCTGACGCGCGGGCAGGAGACCGAGCTGCCGCAAGCCTTGAAATGGCAGATGGCGCGCTCGGACGAGGACTACGACTCAGCACTGGTCGAGGCGCGCAGGATCACGGTGGAGGCGTCACGCGTGAGCGCGGAGGCGTTCCCGATGGCCTTGCCACCGGAAGAGGCGGAGCGGCGCTGTCGCCGCGCGCTGATGGAGGCATGGGTGGGCCGCGAGAGCGCCGCCTTCCGCCTTCCGCCATCGCGGCTGGCCATCGACCCGGGCGACGTACTGCGGCTGGATCACGACCAGCGCCTGATCGAGCTGCGCGTCGTCTCGGTGGCCGACAGCGACTCGCGGGCGATGGAGGCGCTCTTTCAGGACCGCGTCGTCTACGATCTGCCGCCCGGCCAGCCGCGCGCCGCCTCGCTGGCGCGCCCGGTGGTTTTCGGCAAGACGGAGGTGGTGTTTCTCGACGTGCCGCAGTTGAGCGAGCAGGAAACGGACTACCAGCCGCTGATCGCGGCCTTCGCCCGGCCATGGCCCGGGAACGTCGCGGTGTGGCGCAGCTATTCCGACGAAGGCTTCGAGGTCTTCCAGACCTTCGGCACCCGCGCGCGTCTCGGCACACTCTTCGCCGACCTCGCGGCAGGGCCGACTTCCCGCTTCGACATGGCGAACCAGCTGGTGGTCGATCTGCGCAGCGGAACGCTTGAGAGCGTGACCGACCTCGCGCTGTTCGGCGGTGCGAACGCTCTGGCGATCGAGAGCGCACCGGGTGTCTGGGAGATCGTGCAGGGGAGCAGCGCCGAGCTGGTGGCGACGGGCCGGTACCGGCTCACGCGCCTCCTGCGCGGGCAGCGCGGGACCGAGCACGCGGTGGCGGCGAACGTCGTGGCCGGTGCCCGCGTCGTCGTGCTGGACGAGGCGGTGGCGCGGATGCCTGTGGCACAAGCGGACCTCGGCCTGCCATGGAACTGGCGCATCGGCCCGGCATCGCTGCCCTTTACGGACGACAGCTATGTCGCGGCGGCCTTCACGCCCGCTGGCGTCGGTCTGCGCCCCTTCTCGATCGGGCATGTCGAGCAGCCGTGGCTTCGTGGCCGCACGCCGGGTGACCTGACCATCCGCTGGAAGCGCCGCGACCGGTCCTTGGTCGGCGACAGCTGGGCGGCGGTCGAGGTGCCCATGTCCGAGTCGAGCGAGGCCTATGAGGTCGATATCCTCGACGGGGCAACCGTCAAGAGAACCTTGACCGTTGCCACCACAAGCGCGGTCTACACCGCTGCCCAGCAGACGGCGGATTGGGGATCCACACTGGGGCCCGGCGACACCCTCGATGTCCGCATCGCGCAGCTGTCCTCGCTCATCGGGCGCGGCGCCCTCCGAACGGTAACTCTGAACTTCTGAAGGACACCCCATGGCCGACACCTCCACGAACCTGCTGCTGCCATTCATTCTGGCGGCGCAGGCCCAGAAGCATGTCACCCACAACGAGGCCCTGCGGCTGCTCGACGGGCTCATCCAGCTCTCGGTCCTCGACCGCAACCTTACGGCGCCGCCCGGTTCGCCCGCCGAGGGCGCGCGGTACATCGTGGCCACCGGCGCGACCGGCGCGTGGTCGGGCTGGACCGGGGACATCGCGCTCCGGTCCGACGGCGCTTGGGTTCGCCTGCCAGCCCGCACCGGCTGGGTGGTCTGGGTACAGGATGAAGCGCGGGTGGTCGTTCGTATCGGCGCTGCCTGGACGCCGCTGGACGAGGCCATGGGCCTTCTCGCCCAAGGGGGCAGCGTCGACGTGGCGCTTGGCGCGCTGGGCGGGACCACCGGCATGGCGGTGCTCGAGCAGACGCTGTCGGGGCTCTCCGGTGCGTCGGTGACCTCCACCATCGAGATACCGGACCGCGCAATCTGCCTCGGCGTCTCAGCACGCACGGTGACGACAATCACCGGCGCGACATCCTTCGACTGCGGGATCGCAGGCGAAACCACCAAGTTTGGCGGCTCGCTCGGCGTCGCTGCGGCAAGCACCAACGTCGGCGTCATCGGCCCGCAGGCGTTCTATGCCGACACGCCCATCGTGCTCACGGCGCAGGGCGGCAATTTCACGGGCGGCTCGGTCCGCATCGCCATCCATTACCTGACGCTGAGAGTACCGAACTGATGCGCGGGGAAATCCACATTGACGAGCAGAAAAAAGGAGCAGGCGATGATGCCGAATTGGGAAACGATACAGGCGGTCTGGCCACTGCTCCTGGGCTTGGCCGGTCTCTGGGCGAGAATTGAAGTGGCTCTCTCGAAGGCCTCCGCGCAGAGCAAGCTGAACGAGCGCGAGATATCCAAGCTCGAGGTGAAGGTCGAGGCGCAGGCCGCCTCGGCAGCACAGCAAGCCGTGCAGCTGGGTCGCATCGAGGAAAGCCTGCTCGGCATCGGCAGGACCCTCGAGCGCCTCGACCGGAAGTTCCCCGACCGCTGACTGTGCATCAGCGCACGATCAAGACCCGATCAAGAAAGTCACCACCCGCCCTCGCAGGCGGGTTTTTTTATGCCCGGAAGGAGCCCGCGATGGCCCGAGATAACTTCACCGCCTGCATGGCGGAAATCTTCGCCCACGAGGGCGGCTACGTCGATCACCCGAAGGACCCAGGCGGTGCCACGAATATGGGGATCACCATCGGGACGCTGCGCGACTGGCGCGGCGGGCCTGTCACCAAGGAAGACGTCCGGAGCCTGACCAAGCGCGAAGCGGAGACGATCTACCGCGCGCGCTATTGGAACCCGGTGCGCGGCGACGACCTCCGCCAAGGCGTCGATCTTGTCGCCCTCGATCCCGCCGTGAACAGCGGCGTCAGGCGCGGCGTGCAATGGCTGCAGCGCGCGGTTGGCGCGGCCGCCGACGGCAAGATGGGACCGGCGACGCTGACGGCCGCTAACACCGCCACGCCGGTCGACGCCATCAAGCGCGCCTGCGCGGTCCGCATGGGCTTCTTGCGCGGCCTGCGCACCTGGAGCACCTTCGGGCGCGGCTGGTCGGCACGGGTGGCGCGCGTCGAGGCTGTGGCGCTGCGAATGGCCGCCGAAAGTATCGGGGCGCAGGCACGTCCTGTCCTGATTGAGGAAAAGGACCGCGCCACCCAGCAGGCGAGGCGCGAAGCCCAAACCGCGAGTGGAACTGCTGCGGCAGGCGGCGGTGGTATCACCTTCGCCGACATTCCGGAGTGGGCCCTGATCGGCGGCGGGATCCTGCTGGCACTCGCAATCATCAACATGATCGGCCGCAGGCGCCACGATCTGGCGCGGGCGGCGGCAATGCAGCAAGTCGCAGAGGAGACCAAGCCATGATGAGTGAACTGCAACCATTGATCCGGATCGCTCTTTATATCGGAGCAGGATATTTGGCAAAGGCAGGCTTGCCCCCCGAACTTGTCCACTTGATCAGCAATGATCCCGGCATGATCGATTTGATCGGCCAGGCGGCGGCAGGCTTGGTCGCCCTGGTCGGACTGGTCTGGTGGCGGATCGCCAAGCGTATGCGGTGGACGACGTGAGCTGGATCTTACGCCTTCTCACCGGAGGCATCGTTGAGAAGTTCACCGAACCCCTCCTCGAGGCGCACCGTCTGCGACTGGCCGCCCAGAACGACAGCCAGCGCCTGACGGCCGAGAAGCAGATCGCCAGCCTCGAGGCGGCGCGAGATATCGCTCTGGCCGAGCAGTCGGATCGGTGGAGCGCCACCCGCATCGGGCGGCTCCTGATCGTGGTGCCCTTCGGTGTCTGGTGGACCGCCGTCTTCGCAGTCTCGATCCTGAATCCGCTTTTTGGCTGGACGCTCACCATCGACGACATTCCCTCGCGCTTCTGGGATATCGCCACGGTCCTGATCCCCGCTGTGATCCTCGGCGATGCTGGCGCGCTCGTGGCCCGGCGCTGGTCGCGGTGAAGCCGGTGCCGGTGGTCGAGGCATCCGAGGACGGCCAGAGCTTCACGATCACGCTGGATGCGTGGTCGGGGTCCCACCCGATCGACGCCCTGCCGGATCAGCTGAAGTTCTATCGGCGGCTGCGTGACAGGAAGAACGGCGCCTATGCGCAGCACTACGAGCCGACGGTGCGCGCCTTGGAGAAATTCGCCCGCCGAAAGGCATAACGCAAGAAAACCAGACCGGAATCCCGAATAACGCAAATCGCCAATTCAGGCCCCTCAGCTTCGGCCGGGGGCTTTTTTTCGTTTGAAATCAATGTGGGGCGAGTTTTGGTGCGCTGTTCGGCAAAAATATTGAGTCAGCGTTGAGTCAAACAAAAACGACTAAAGCCCGACTATTTAGGTCGGGCTTTAAGTATTTGATTTAGCGATGTTTTTTGGTTGCGGGAGTTGGATTTGAACCAACGATCTTCAGGCCGTAGCTGCGCACCAGCGCGGCGCGGCGCGGACCAATTCCGCGCCTCTCCACGCCTCGGAGCCTCTGCACAGCGTGACGCACAGTGCGGGGCATGAACATGCCCCTTCAATATTTGAGCGTCTGCAGCGGCATCGAGGCCGCCAGCGTCGCGTGGGAGCCACTTGGCTGGCGCCCTGTCGCATTCAGCGAGATCGACCCATTTCCGTCGGCGGTCCTCGCCCATCATTACTCAAGCGTCCCGAACTGGGGCGACATGACCCGATTTAAGGAATGGCCGGATGCAGCTGTCGATCTTCTCGTTGGTGGAACCCCCTGCCAGTCCTTCAGCGTTGCCGGGCTTCGAAAGGGACTGGACGACCCGCGCGGCAACCTGGCCCTCGTCTATCTGGGACTGGTTGACCGCTACCGGCCCAAGTGGGTGGTTTGGGAGAACGTCCCCGGCGTCCTGTCGTCGAGCGGCGGACGGGACCTTGGTGCCTTCCTCGGGGGCTTGGGCGAACTCGGGTATGGGTGGGCCTACCGAGTGCTGGACGCTCAGTACATCCGAACACGCCGCTTTTCCGGTGCCGTTCCCCAGCGGCGACGCCGTGTGTTCGTTGTCGGATATCTTGGAGACTGGCGACCTCCCGCAGCGGTATTATTTGAGCCCGAAAGCCTGCGCGGGCATCCTCCGCCGCGCCGACAACCGGGGCAAGGACTTACCCACGATGTTGCTGGGAGCCTTGTCAGCAGAGGTAGCG